TGCGAACCAATCATGTTAACTGTGTTACGAACAAGTGAAGTCAATGCCTTAGGCTTACGACCCATATCACCTTTCATATCACCTTTGTTAAATTGATCAACGTCTGTGGGTGTTAGTAACATACCCAAACTATCAATAACAAACAGAACTTTAGGACGGTCTTCTTCGTCCATTGCTTTGTAGTCTGTCATGAATGTGGAAATAGTTTTTGCTACATCATCAATCATTGACATGTTTAGTTTGAGTAGTTTTTCTTCTGAAGTATCTACATCAAGTGCGTGTAGCCAACTTTCATCAAGTGCATTCTCTGAGTCAATTAATACAACAAAGATGCCTTGATCCTGTGCAGCTTTTACAATGTTACCTGCACAGATATATGATTTGCCTGCGCCTGACTCACCTGCAAACACAGTCACCTTACCCATAGGTACACCTTTGTGGAAGTCACCTGAGATAAGATAGTTGAGTGCAAAGTTACCTGTTGAAATCCAATCAGTAGGATCATTAAATCCTGCACTCATGCCTGAAATAGATTTTGTAAGAGCAGTTCTAAACTTGCTCGGGTCAAATGATTTGGCCATTATATCTCCTTTACCAAGTTAATGGGAGGGATTGCTCCCTCCCTGTGCTATTAGTTTTGTTGTCTTGAACGGATCATTGCAAGAATGTCTTGTGCCTTACCGTCACCACTGTCTGCAGGAGCCGCTTCAGCCGCTGGTGCCGGAGTTGCTTCTGCTTGTGGTGCTGGTGCAGTTTCTACAGCTGGTGCTGGAGTTGCTGCTGGCGCCTCTGTTCTTGAAGTTGCAGTACCGTTAGTTGATGATACATTTGGATCACCTGTACGTGCTGCCATACCCGCTGGACGGAAATACTGACCAAAACGATCAGCATCATAAGCCTCGCCATCAACAGATGCTTCAAACATCTCCTTCATTACCTTAAGTTCTACATCAGTAGGCTTCTTAGGTAAAAAGTCGCTCAAGTTAAACAAACCGTGTGTGTTTACTGCTTGCATTTCACTATCACCAAGTGGACGCTCTCTACGAGCCCAATTTGATGTTGAGTAGTCTGCATAACCACCTTTGGTTGTTTTTGCAAGACGGAAGTCTACACCAGCAGTATAATCTGTTGGTAGTTCTTCCATGTCTGGATCCATTAATGCCGCTTTGATAATTTGGAAAATTTGTGGACCAATGATAAATCTACGGATTGGATTTTCCGGAGTTCTATCTTCTTGTAACGGACTATCAGTTACAAAGCCTTGGAATACGTATGAACGCTTCTTCCAATACTTACGACCCATGTCTTCTAGACTTGGATCTTTAAACCAACCACGTACCTCATTTAAGATATCGCATGTCTCGCCATACATTTCCATACATGGAATCTGTACCTGCACAGGACGTGAATCAGTTTCACCTTTTACTCCTGCAAATGGAAGTTTGATCATCAAACGTTCTTTCCAAAAGAAAGTGTTTGACTCATCGCCATCAGGTAAAAAGCGTAGAACACTTGTCTCGCCTTCTTTCATATTCCAAAATGGGAAAATTGCGTTGTCGCCGCCGCTTTGTGAACCACCGCTTGTGCGTGATTCTTGCTCTTTTAGTTTTGCTCTAATTTCAGCTAATGATGCCATAGTTTTGCCTCCTTATATATTGCCTATTGCATTGTGCCTTAATATCATATAGCACATTACATACTATACAATAATATTTAGCAGAAGTCAAGTGTTTTCTGCTATTTTTTTGAATTAAATGGAAATTCCTGCCATTCTCTTCATATCTTCTAATTCTTTTGCTTCTTCTTGTCCTACTGTTGGTTCCATTACAGTACCTTCAGGTTCTGCATCTAGTACAATATCATCCTGCTTTGGTGCAGCATAGCGTTCATATGTTGACATGATCCGTTCTATAAATTGTTTTGCAGGATTAATGTACTGCTCGCCGTAATCTTTTTCTATTGCTGTTAGCACTGCTGTTTCACCTTTTGGAAAAGTACCTTTTTCTCTATCAAACAAAGAAAGAACAAATTCTGTTACAGGAATGCTTGGACCTTCGTCTTCCATGCCTTCTTTTGTGTCTTTCTTGTCGTCTTGTGTGCTTTGATAGTATTTTAAAAATTCTGAATGATTTGGTACTGCTTCTGCAGCATCTGGACTTTTCTTGTAAATTTTTAGCCATGCCTTGTATTTTGGATCATCATGCATTTCTGAAACTACGCCTGATTCAACTACCTCGTCTGCCCATGATTCAAATGTATCAAAATCATCAACTGCTTCATCTGTAGTTCCTGCTCGTGTTGTCCAACCTGAATTCAGATCATCACCTATACGTTGAACTTCCATGTCCATATCGCCTGCAGGAATACCATTTTTCCTAATGGTGTTGTACAAGCAAACTCTAGGATCATTAAGGCATCCATCTTCAATTCGTCTGATAGTCGAATCGTCCATTCCACCATGTGATAGAACAGTTTTTAGAATATGTAAATCTTGTTTGTAATCTTTCATGCTGTCTTCACGACCTTGTTTGAAATCAGCATATTTGTCTTTGAGCCAGTCAATTGGACCTTCATCAACTGTTGATTCGCCAATAGATTGTACGTCTTGTTTTACAAAATCTACTATAAATTTAGGTTCGGATTGTGCGGCTGTTATTAATTTACTTGCGGCACTTTCTTCACCTCTTGCCGCTGCCTTAATTACTTTCAACTGCTGTTGAGCGTTTACCATTGTTTTGTTGCCGCCGCCTGCTTTTTGGATTTCTCTGCTCATGTTGATTAATTCCATATAAAGTTCGTGCAACTGTTTACTAGCTTCTTCAGCATTTGATACTGTTCCGTTTTTTACAAGATCTGAATATCTGTCGGAAATTTCAATTGACCTTTTAACAAAGTCGTTAGGTCTTACCTGGTTAATACCAAGTGCGCCGCGAACCTTGTCGCCGATGTTAAACTCACCTAGTAAATCTTCAGGTCCTAGCTCCGATGCTTTAGTTTTTTCGTTAACTAATTTATAGATGTAAGGAAATACGTCTTTTAATTCTTCATTGAATTGTTTAATAGTAAGTTGATCAATCCAATTACTTGAAACATCTTCTGGAACTTCTTCTAAAGTTGTAACTTCAAAATTTTCAAATGCTTCTTTGTAGTATGCAGAACGTTGTAGTTGTTCAACAGTTTTCTTTACTGTATCAATTCTTTCATATACCACATCCATGTAACCTTGTAAACCTTCAGCCATTACACTTGAGCGACCCATGTAATTTTTGAATTTACGTAGTTTGTTTAATTCTTCTGAAAGACTAACAATGTATTTGCCGAAGTCATCATAAGCATTACCGCCTTCTGCTACGTGACGAGCCATTGCTCTTGCACCATTCAAATGTCTGTAAGGATATTTAAATCTTTCTCCTTGATCACTTTCTATGTAGATTGCTTCTACATGTTGTGTTCTACCATGTGCAAGTTCTTGATTGACAGGCTTGCTGTGTCTAAGTGCAAGTCTTGCACTGCCAACATCCTGATAACTGGTCTTGCTTGTACCATACATCTTTGATTCGCTCATTGTTGTGTCTCCAGTATTATTCGCTAAAAATTTATAATCTCTGCGGTTGAGATTTGATTTAGTAATATCTCTTGTGTCAAAATTTAATAGTCTTTTCTTTGCAAAGTAACGTAGTTCTTTTAAAAAGCCATACCATTTTTCTCTTGTAAATGCGTCTTGTCCTTCAACAAAATTGTTGCTGTACATAACACTTAGGCTTTGATCATCAACACTTACGCTGACTTTGCCTAGGTTGTTATCACCTTCTTTGAAGTCAAAGTCAAAGAAACGTGCTTCAGATGGCACGTTAGTAACAACTCCCTCTTGATTACCTATAGTAACTGAAGGGAATCTTCCTCTAATTTTGTTAAACAGCTCTTCGCCTATTAAATCCAAGTTTTTCATATTAGTATTTATCAATAGTTGGTGCTAATGAAGATAGGCATTGGTGGTTCATAATCTTCCTCTGATTCCATGCTTTTGAATGTATTGTACACCCTAGGATCCCAATCTCTCAACACACTCATTATTCTAATCACAAGTAGTGTAGCACTAATTAAATCGTCAGTTTCTCCTACTTTTGCTTTGTATGTACTGCCTGTTGCTACAAATCCTTTGAGTTCACTTATCATAGCACCTGAATAGATCTGCATCTTGTCATTTTCGATCATAGTTTTTAATCTACTGCAAGCACTGATTTTTGTTGAATGAGTTGTATTAAACCCTTTGCGGAACTTGCGTACATGTCCTTTGCGCATAGGTTCACTAACAAATAATCCCGGTATGTTTTCTTCACCAAAGTCGTTAATAACAATTAATGCAGCTTCGCCAATCGCATTGTTTTCAACACTCCAATATATGCCTTGAGGGTTTTGTGTTTCGCTTGCAATATGATTACATATGTCGGCAAGGATACGTATTTGTCCTGTAATAGGTGTTGTATTGTGACGCCACTCTGCTACCTGTTTGTATGTAGGCAGTTCAAATACCTGTATAGCGGCATAGTCGCCTCCTGTACCCATTGAAGGATCAAGTGCTATAATATAAGTTTTGTCTTTTTGTAATTTTTGATACCAACGTGTTTGACCCATGTTCATTAAAGGTGAAGTTGGTTCAAGTGATGCAAGTTTTATAGCATTTATAAGTGTTTCATCAAATACCAAGAACTCACATTCGTATTCACGGCGGAAACGTTCTTCACCTATACGACCAAGTTCTTCTTCTTTCCACTTTTCATCTCTATCAGGATGTTCACTCCAATGACAGGTAAAAGAATGAAAACCATTTACACCAACGTCTTGTTCATTTCCGTGTTCATCATATTTTTGTTCTGCTTGTTTCCAAATCACAGCAAATGTATCTTCATCTGAGTTAGGTGTTGAAGTAATAATAGCACGACCACCTGTTGCTAGTGTAGGTGATATTGAAGTCCAAAATTCATCTGCAATAGTAGGACTAACAAATGCAAACTCGTCACAGTATAATAGTGATATGGACATACCACGTCCTGTATTGCCTGTTGTTGTTGCACTTACTATTCTACTGCCATTTTCAAATTCCATAGATCCTTTGTTGTAGTTTACAACACCTGCTCGTATATGATCAGGACATAGTTCGTATGCATATCTTACTCGTTGCATAATTTCTTGTGCGCCTGTGTACTTGTGTGCAGCAATCAGCACAGTTTGATCTGGATTAAACATAGCATACCAAAGCAAATATATTGCCGCACAGGTAGTTTTTCCTGTTTGGCGTGGTAACATATTAATATTAAATCTATAATTATGATAACTTTTTAACAGTCGTTCTTGATATGTGAAAGGATCGAATAAAAGTTTGCCCTTGACAGGATGTTGTATGTATGCAAATTTTTCTGCAAAATATAGATAACCTGCGTCAGGATTCATACACTGCATTAGATCATTGATCTGTTCTTCAGTATAGGTTTCTCGTTGATTTGCTTTCTTGGTAAGAACACCATCTAAACTTTTACTCATGAAAGTATTTAACCAAAAAAATAGCGCCTTTCGACGCTATTGAATTATTTGTTTTGAAATTTTTCTTCTAGTGCTTTGTACAGTTGTGCTTTAATGCTGTTTTCTACTGCCATTGCATTATCGCCGTCTTGTGCTTTAGCGTAGGCTTTTTTCTTTTTGTGAATACCACCTGATTGATACATGTAATCATCATCTTTGTATTCTTCTTCTGGTGAGTTGTCCCAACCATCTTCGTCAACTGCTTCGTCGTTTTGTCTAGGATCTTTTACTCTTATATCACCTGGATTTTTGTTTGAGTTTGGACCGCCTGATAGTTTTATAATATCCATCATGTCACTGTAACCTTCGTCTGGTGAGTTGTCCCAATCTTCTCCTCCACCGCATGGACCAGGTTCATGATCTGCACCACATGTTGCACATGGCATTGGACCTTGTTTGTGGCTGTCTATATCTGTATGCATTGCATCGTGTGCCATTGGCATATCTACGTGCATATCTGCTACAGGGGCTGCGTCTGGCATGCCTGCATTTCTTAGGATTCCTAATAGTTCTGCTAGTTCTGCTGCATTATCTGCTGAAACATTCATGCTTGCAGCTTCTTGTATTGCATCTTGATCAAACTGTCTGCTTGTAACAACAGTTTGTCCTCCTGCATCACCTGCTGCTCCTACAATTTTTGCTTGTGGATTCTTTTTAACATATGCTTGTAGTGTTTCTGGTGCTCCATAACCTCTTGTAACTGTTCCGTCTTCGGCTGGAATATCTACATATGGTTTAGGATATTTTTTCTTCATTTGTGCTACGTTGAAGTTTGCTGTGCTTGGACCGTTGGACCCCATTTGTACATAAACTTCTTTGCCCACTTTAGGTGCCGCCGCTTGTGCTTGGCCTGCTCCTGCAGCTTTTTCGGCATCAGTAGCACCACCTGCGTCTGCAGCATCTGCTCTACCTGCAGCGGCTGCTGTTGAAGCATTTGGAGTACTTGTTGCTGCCGCATCTCCACCCTGTACCGCAGCTGCTGTGGCATCTGCTGGTCCGTCTACACCTGCTTTTGCGGCGCCTGCATCAGCTGCATCAGCTCTTCCAGCTGCCGCTGCTGTT